CCATGATAGCCCAAGACGGTGATTATATTATCTGTGGCATTCATGGGGAATTTTACCCCTGCAAACCAGACATCTTTAAAAAGACCTATGAACCAGTTGATTAATGCACTCCCTGGCGCGTACTGGGAGGGCAAATAAAAGGAGGAAATATTTATGACGTTGGAGGAACTTAAGGCATTTTTAGAGGCCAATAAAGACAACCAGGAGGTTATGAACTACCTGCGGGGCCTGATAATGACACCGGAGGGAGTAAATGCGTTCCTGGACACCGAGGCAGGTAAAAAGCTATTGCAGCCCAGGTTAGACCAGCACTTTAGCAAGGGATTGGAGACATGGAAGGAAAAGACCCTTCCGACCCTGCTGGATGAAGAGATCAAAAAGAAATTCCCCGCTGAAACCGAGGAACAAAAGCGGCTCCGGAAACTTGAAGAGGAACTGGAGAGAGAGCGCCAGACCCGTATCCGGGCCGAGTTGATGAACAAAGCGACCACACTCGCAACACAGAAGGGGCTGCCGGTAGAGTTGGTGGCGTACTTTGTGGGGCAAGACGAAGATAGCACCGTCAACAACATGACTGCGCTGGAGAACATCTGGCAGCAGCACTTACAGAAGGCCGTTGAAGAGAAATTCAAAGAAAGCGGCAGAACACCTAACCCGGGCGGTGGAGGTGGCTCCGGCCAAATCAACCCCTGGAAGAAAGAGACCTTTAACCTGACTGAACAAGGCCGGTTGCTGAGGGAGAATCCCGAACTGGCCCGGCAACTGATGGCGCAAGCCAAATAACGAAAGTGAGGTAATGAATTATGCCTATCACCCGTATTGCTGATGTCATTGAGCCCGAAGTGTTTAATCCCTACATGATCCAGCGGACCCTTGAACTGTCTGCACTGATTCAATCTGGCATAGTCCAGAACACCCCGGAATTTGACCAGTTGGCCAGTGGACCCAATACCCTGGTGAACATGCCGTTTTGGAACGATCTAACCGGTGACTCCGAGATCATGGCGGACGACGGAGCTCTGACCCCGGGGAAAATCGGTTCCGATAAGGACGTTGCCCGGAAGCATGGACGGGCACGGGCCTGGGGTGCCAATGGCCTATCTGCCCTTCTGTCCGGCGATGACCCCATGAGGGCTATCGCTGACCTGGTAGCTGACTATTGGCAGAGGGACATGCAGAAGGTACTGCTGGCTACCTTGGCCGGGGTGTTTGCTGCACCTTCTATGGTTCAGAATGTGCATGATATCTCTGATAAAACTGGTGATGCCGCACTGATTTCCGGTGCTACTTTCGTAGACGCTGCCCAGAAGATGGGCGATGCCAAAGAGCGGCTTACCGGGGTAATGATGCACTCTGCGGTTGAAGCCTACCTGACCAAACAGGATCTAATCGAGACCATTCCTGAGAGTGAAGGGAAACCCGCTATTCGTACCTTCCTGGGCAAACGGGTAATAGTCGATGACGGCATGCCGTTTGATACCGGAACCAAGGTGGCAACCGCCTACTTGTTCGGTGAAGGCGCTATCGCCCTGGGCAACGGTTCTCATCCCCGTATAATTCCGACCGAGATTGACCGGGACAGCCTGGCCAGCTCTGGCGAGGATTACCTGATTAGTCGGCGTATTTTCATCTTACACCCCAGGGGCGTGAAATGGACCGAAGCTGAAGTGGCGAATACCTTCCCGACTAATGCGGAAATTGCTACCGGTACCAACTGGGCACGGGTGTATGAGCCCAAAGCTATCCGGATAGTCAAATTCACCTTTAAGATTGCTTAATCGGAGGGGCTTAGTCCCCTCCATACCCTTTTTACGAGGTGAGACGATATGAGTTTATCGGCATTTAACCGCATGAGACGGTTGCAGGCCCAGCAGGCCGCCGAAGAAGCGGCCAAGGTGAAAACCCCGCCTGAAGATAAAAACCTGGATGAAATGACGTACCGGGAGCTTCGGGCATTAGCAAAAGACCGCGGAATTGAGGGTTATCACAAACTGAACACCGAAGAATTGCGGGAGGTTCTGAAAGGTGGTGGGAATGATGGCGGGAACAAAGAAGCCGAAAGCGACTCCGAAGGCCAAGGCAATACCGAAAAGCAAGGAGACGAAGGCCAAGCCGGGGAAGAAAGCGGCACCGACAAAGAAGGTGACTAAGAAATGACCGTTGCCAACCTTAAAACCCGCCTGGGAATACCGCTGGAGGATACCAGTCAAGATGAACTGTTGGCCTTGATTTTGGCCGATGCTCAGGCCTTTTTCAAAGACTACTGCAACCGTTTGGACGTCCCGGTGGAGGCTGAATCGGTTATTGGTCGGCTGGCAGTGGTCCTGTATAGTCGCAATGCTGACCAGTACAAGCAGGGCGGCTCAGTGGGGGCCTATTCTACCACTAATTTCAGTGATGATGACATCCCCAAGAGCATCAAGAGCCAACTGCGGAAGTACCGGGTGGTGAAGTTCCTATGATACCACTATCAAAGCTCCCCTACTCTGTCGAGATCCAGGCCAAAGCCACTGGATACGATGATGAAGGGATACCGACTCAGACCTGGGATACAGTGGCAACCATCCGGGCTGACATTCAACCCCTGGGTGGTGAACTGGCTCAAAAGGAGTATGGCATTGTGGAGGTTGGCATCACTGCCCGGATGTTCTGCAATCCCTCTGATGCTGTCCAGGAAGCCCGCCGGGTGATACATGATGGCAAGACCTATGAAATTCGCCATGTGGCTGCTTACCGTGGACATTACGAGGTATTGCTCAGGCCAGAGGTGACGTAACATGGCTGAAATGAAATGGTATGGGGACAAAGCAATAAAGAGCGTAGAGGATGCCATAAACAAAGCCCTGACCGCATCTGCCCTGGTTGTGGAAGGGACTGCTAAGAACCTGGCACCAGTTGACACTGGGAACCTGCGGAACTCTATCACCCATGAAGTCGAGGGCCCAGAGGCCCGCGTGGGAACTAATATTTCTTACGCGATCTACCAAGAATTGGGCACCTCTAAGATGGCCGCCCAGCCGTTCCTCAACCCTGCCCTGGAGCAGAATAAGGGCAATATCAGGAAGATCTTCGCCGATGCCCTGAAGGAGGCGGTGCGAGATTGATAAACCTTAAAACAACTGTAGTATCAGCCCTGAAACAGGACGCAACCCTGTCGAGCTTGATAGCTGGTAGGGTTATTTTTATGACCTTACCCGACTCCCCTACCTTCCCCTGCATCACCTACTATGAGCAGAATAACGCTCCTGCCCTGGTGGGTGACGGGGAGGAACTGACCAGCGAATCTGTCATGGTGATAGACGTTTGGTCAAAAGGCAGCACCACGGCCATAGCTCAGGCGGTCGATAGCGTCATGGCTGGCCTGAACTTTCGCCGGGAGTTTGCCGGTGACCTGTATGAAAAGGATACTGGCGTGTACCACAAGTCTATGAGGTACCGCCATAGAACGACAAGGAGGGATTAACTGTGCCTTTGGCCAAAGAATCCGTAATTCTTGGCATTAATGATGCCAAAATATTCCCCATCACCGTTGATGATTCCACGACTTTGACTTATGGAACTGCTGTAGATGTACCGGGTATAACCAGCCTAAAACTGACTCCTACATTCGTTGAAAAACAACTCAAGGGCGATGAATCGGTAATTGACACCTATGCCAAGCTCGAGCAAATTGACTGGTCAATCGAGCATGGTGTAATTTCACTTGATGCACTGGCCATCATGATTGGTGGGAAGGTGACAGAAAGTGGCGAAACTCCAAGCCAGACCCAGACCTTCACCCTGACCAAGGATGACCTGCCTCAGTATTTCAAGCTTGAGGCCAAGACCGATTATACCGATGTTGGCGATGCCCATTTCATCCTGTATAAGTGCAAATGCACCAGCTTTGACTACACCCTCAAGGGCGAGGAATACGCCACCATCAGCGCATCCGGAAAGGCTATCCCCACTATGAAGGATGGCAAAGTCAAAGACATCATATTCAATGAGACTGCTGTGGATATTTCAGCTAGCTAAAATGGGGCGGGGAAACCCGCCCGTATTACTTTAAGGAGGAAAGAAAACATATGGCTAATGCCAACGATGTGAAGATAAAACCTATTCCCGTAACCCTGGATAAAGAACGCACGCTGCTCTATGACTTCAATGCTTTTATCGAGCTTGAGGAGATATATGGAGACATTAACAAGGCCTTCAAGGGATTAGAGCAGATGAAAATGCGACCGATTCGTGACATGATCTGGGCAGGGCTTATCCATGAGGACGAAAACCTGACACCTAAGCAAGTGGGCAAGATGCTCAATATGGCTAACATGCAGGAGATAGCAGCAAAAATAGTAGAGGCCCTGGGCATTTCCCTGCCGGAACCGAAGGCAAAGCCGGGAAAGCCGGGGGAGTAAAAGGCGACGCTTGGGACTGGCCGTTTCTGCTATATGTGGGAACGGTTGTTTTGTCTATGCCGGAAGAAAGTTTCTGGCGCACTACTCCCCGGAAGTTACACGCTTTACTGGATGCCCATATCCGTGCTAATGACCCAGAGAAGGCAAAGAAACAGACCACTGACCCCAAGACAGCGGTAAAAGCAATCATGAAGTGGTAGTTAACACAAGCTGGAAGATATAGTAATATTTAAGATAATTCTTCCGGGGAGGTGTGGTCGATGAACTGTCCCAAGTGTTTCAATCCACGCACCCGTGAAGGGTGCGACGGAGGCAAAAAACCCAGCCTGCCTATATGATTAAGTTTCAATCCACGCACCCGTGAAGGGTGCGACAAT